GATAGCAAGGGTGCTGCGGTCTGCATCACGCCAACTTGATCCATCGCCACAGTGCAGGTCAAGCCGTGTCCTTCGGGACATCAATGGAAATGTTTGTGGTTCGTGGGAATTTATTCCCGCAAAAGATTTAGAAAGTGAGGATTGAATTGATGAAAAGTTTTCATGAGAAAAAAATAAAGTACCTTGCCGAAGATGTGCATGGTTGCAGTTGGGTTAGCCGCAGGGGACACCGGGTGTACGCAGAGATTGTACGCCTCAATCCCACTACAATCAGATGCAAGATTGTTTCATCTCACCCTGAAGATGCTTATCATTACTCGACAGGCAGAGAGTACCGTGTACCCTACGAGTTATGCCGACCGGAAACAAAGATACCACTCAGTGCCAAGCCTGCGTACCCAGTTGGCTTGACAATCACTGCGGTTAGGTGGTCAACATCAGAAGACCTGAAGCAGGTTGGCTTTGAGCCTACAGATTCTTACGGGGATGCACCTCAAACTCTCGTCATGTCTGATGGCAGTTTGATCATCCCTTCGCAAGACCCCGAAGGTAATGGCCCTGGATTCCTGTTCACCACTCATGGCACAGGATACGTTGAACCCAAGAGAGAGGAGCAGACATGCCGTATGTAAGAAGTATAGAGGTAGGCAAGCTAGAAGAGATAGCGACTCACCTTGAGATGATATCTGACCTGCTCATGGAGGAGCATATCAAGCCTGACTTCTACCAACGTGACACGATTGATCATGTGATTAACGTGGAAGAAAGAGAGGCGCAGGAAGAAGCATGGGACGAAGTAGCTAGTAAGTGCTGGGACTATGCTCAGTTCATTAAGAACGAACTCAACTACGTTCCTCAACCCGGAGGTGGATTTTGAAGAAAGTATATCAAGACATTCGAGTTCAATTTATGGTTGACGATGATGTCGATGTAGATGAAGTGCTCTTTGAGATGAAGGTTGACCTGATTGATACGACAGGCCATACCGAAGACAGTATAGACTGGGAATACACGCACCAATTTTTGGAGGAAGAATAATGACTCGTTCGCCACATGACTTTGCCGCACCTGATTGCCTCGAGATGTGCTATCGCTTTGAGGGCGATGAGCCCAACGAGGTTAGCGTAGTCTACAAGGCGTTCGAGCTGGAGCCTTCCGACATTGATTCGGGATTGCTTAACAACTTCATCCCCAAAGAACTGGAGTCCAAGCTGGAGCCAGGCATGAAGTTTCATCCAGTGATTGACCTAGTCGAGGGCAAGCCAAACTCTGCTGGGTTCATGCAGGATTCTAAATGGGAAGTAATACTGAGTGACGCTCACAATGAGTACACTCTAGTAGATTGGGATGACTTACAACAGATGGAAAAGTTTAGTGTCCTTATTCATGCCCACATGCTGTACCTGTACAGGTACGAAGAACTAAACCTAATAGACCCCGGCTGGTTAATAGAGAAACAAGAGAGAGATGATTACGAGGCACTGTGTGAAATCCGAGGCGTGGAACCAAAGGCATACGAGGAGGAGCCATTCCAACTGCTACCATACGGAGCGGAAGACCCGGCATTCTTTAACAAAGCATTGCGACACGGCCCAGTGATTGATGGCCTGTATGGTAAACCAGGTGACATGGTATTTGTTAGGGGTGAGGCTGAAGAAGGTACAGCATTCGACCGAGTGTCCAAACCATTCTTCATTGCGGAGTACGACCAAGAGAAATCTCTATTCACTCTCGTTGATGCGGTTGGTAATGTGTGCATAACAATGCCGGAAGAACTTACAAGGAATTACAGAGGCGGCAAACACCCTGAAGATTGGGAGTAAATCATGGATGGTAAACACAAAACAGTTTTGAATCTTGGAGCAGGCATTCAGAGTACAGCAATATACCTGCTGGCGTTGGATGGCGAGCTTGATCCAATTGACTGTGCAATATTTGCAGACGTTCAGGAGGAACCTGAGTCTGTATACGAGCACATTGAATGGCTGAAAAGTTTGAACGGGCCTGAGATAATTACAGTAACAGCAGGCAAGTTAGGTGACGCACTGGAGAATGGCACTGACGCACGAGGCAATGCTCGCACTGATGGTGGTCATTACATTTCTATTCCAGCTTTCACTTTGAATCCTCAAACAAATAAGAAAGGGATGATACGCAGGCAATGCACTGGGGACTTTAAGATAAAGCCAATCGAGAACTACATACGCCAGGTTTTGTTCGACACCCCAAAGGGCAGGCCCATACCAAAGGACTGTCATGTAAAACAAATCATGGGTTTGAGTTACGACGAACCAAAGCGGGTCATCAGAGTCAAGCAAAGATTCTTAGGCAAGCCAAAGACTTGGTCTGTTGAATTTCCACTGTTTGATTTGGAGATGACTCGTAGTGATTGTGTTGCATATTTGAAAGACCGTGTGCCTCATGAAGTGCCACGCAGTGCATGTGTATTCTGTCCATTCAAAGATGACCACGAATGGGCAGACCTGAAGAACAATGACCCTACTGGTTGGAAGCGAGCGGTAGAAGTAGACAACATTTGCAGGACAGGAACTGGATTAGATGCTAGTAGATTTTTACATAAGTCGTGTGTGCCAATTGACCAAGTGGACTTCCGTTCCGACGATGATAAGAGCGGGCAGAAACATTTGTTCTCCGGATGGCAAGATGAATGCGAAGGATATTGTGGCAACTAAACACAGGAGGTAATCGCTATGCAATACAAGAAGCTGACAAAAGAACAACGAGTTATCCGTGGTCAGCGAATGCGATACGCTGCACGTATAGGACGAATCATGGCGGACAATCCGAACATGACGTTGGCAGATGCACGAAAGGAAATGAAGGCACAGGACGAAAAGAAAAGGAGGTGAGTGATGGGTAGGCTCAAGAAGTTATGCATCGTGTGCGAAACCAGACCAGTACGCAAAGTTGGAACCAGGGTGTGTGACTATAACCGCTTCTGTTCTATGAAATGTGCTGCAAGATATGGCTTACTTTGTGCGGACGAAGTTGAAACGGAGCATGGTTTTGATTGGTGTAATAAGTGCGGCTGGTATCAACCAGCATTCAATAATCAGCAGGCTTGTGAATGCGTAGAACTTGTATGGGACTAATTCAATTGAAGAAAAAGGAGGTGAGTGATGAGTAAGAAAAAAAGATTTGTTGTATCACGAGAATTATCATGTGGCCAAAGTGTCGTTATTGAAGCAACTAGTGCTGACGATGCAGTTCGCATGGCTCGCGACATCGAAGACACCATATGGGAAACAAGTGACAGTTTCGTTTTTGACAATCACTATGACGCAGAGGAGATGAGTGATGATGTTACGTCAAAGACTAACACCGAAGAGGATTGAACGCTTAAAGGGTGCGGTCATTAAGGACATAACTACCGAAAGGATACCGAAAGATAACGACCCATGCGGAAATGGATTCACTTCAGCAATTAGCATAGAACTTGCAGACGGTCGCAGTCTTCTGCTGTGTGCTCAGGACACAGAGGTTTGTCAGCCTGTCTGTGAAATACTAATTGAACCGAAGAAGAAAGGAGGTGAGTGATGGGTAAGAGAAGGACAGGAGGCTTCAACAAGAAGCGTAAGTGTAGACACTATGCACCTAGCCAAATGGTTGGGTCAGGCTACAAGAAGAAAGAGGTAGTGATTCAAACTAAACCAGGAGTGGTACGTCTGCCACTCGAAAGGATTGATCCCAGTGTTCTAATGAGGAGAGGATGATGGCACTAGACCACCTATCGATACGAGTAATCAATGACCCCCGGCATGGCTGGCTTGAGATACCAAAGTTTTTAAGTAAGCATATCTGTCCGGAGCTGGCAGGAGGAACGTCCTACACCACAGCACAATGCGATTACTACGAGGAGGACGATGAAGCTACGCAGTTTATGGAGGCTGCAACAGGCATCGGACTCAAGGTTACGTTTGACCATGTCGATGTCGATGACATGGACAAGTGGATCAATGGCCCCGATTACCCGATGCGACCGGAGGAATAATGAGCACAATTATTAAGTCAGCTTTGATTGCCAGTACCTTGTGGTCTGGCTGTACGATTGTACCACACAGAAACACAATCACATTAAACAAGGTGATTGAACTTGATGAGAGAGCATTAGAGGATGTCAACGTAGGCATCCGCTTGGAATGGATACGATAAGGAGGTGAGTCCCGTGAAGTTAAGCAGTGATACACTTGCACTACTGTCGTTGTTACAGACAGATGCATTCGACCCAGACGGTGAGATTATATTGTGGGAAGATTGTATATCAGCAGTACTCAATCTTGGCAGGCTGTCGCACCAAACAGGTGAGTCAGTTATGCGTGAAGTACAGAAAGAGATACACAAGCTGGCGGAAGGTATGCCTGTAGAAAAGTTCCTAGTCCTGTGTGGCATGGCCAGTAAACCACAGGTAGTCAAAGGCATCATGCCCAACGGCGACCAAGTCACGCAGAGATTTGCTGACGATTGGGGTGACATCTGCAAGTCCCCAGTGGATGTCAATGAGGGTAGGTATCCTCCCAATCACTGGCCCGTGTGGTTTGATGGTGAGCGTTGCGTTACCGTGTGGACTAACGACGACTTGACCGAAGTCAAAATCAAAGCATTCAAAGGGAGAGGATAATGGAATACATCATATGCACCTTGTTTATTATGTTTGTTCTTTACACTAGCGGAGGATGTGCGTCATGATATACGGTTACGCCAGGGTTTCTACTGACAAGCCAGACCAAGCTACCTCTTTGCCTAATCAAATCAAAGAACTAGAAGAGTTCGCAAAGAGCATCGACGACGAGTGGGGTGGCGTGTATGTAGACGATGGCGTGTCTGCGTTTAAGGTTAAGCTGCGAGACAGGCCCAGTGGTAGGAGGATGCACGACGCACTAACCCAAGGCGATACTGTGATAGCTGTATCTTACAGCCGTCTGTGGAGACAGGACAGTGACAGGACAGAGACTAGGGAAGCATGGAACAACCAAGGCATTACCCTACAGATTCTAGGCCAAGCTCCACAGAAACCACAACGCAGGCAGAACACAACTGAGTGGTTGCAAGAGAAGATGTATGGCGTGTTTGACGAGATGCGAAGCAGGACTGACGGAGATAGTCAGCATAGAGTAGCAGTCACGGGGTATCGAGAGCAGACACCATACGGACCAACAAGACCATTCGGTTGGTTAGTAAAAGGCAGGAAGTACAAAGAGAATAAAAAGGAACGCGAGATAGCCGCCCTGATTATTCATTACCATGAGGTTGACGGTCTGTCTTTCGAGAAAATAGTTTTAAAGTTGAAGTTTGCAGGGGTGAGAAAGCCTGTGTGTCAACGGAAGTCTTCTGGGATTTATCACAAGCCTGATGTGTATGGTCTTTACAAGGCGGCGAAAGATGGATTTCCAAAAGTCCCGCAATCTCCTTCACTAGTCTCCGATTCTTCATAGACACTATCCTCATGGCAGTGTCGTTGATTTCACATATCTTTCTCAACGTCAGGTTCTCAACAAATCTTTGGTACGCAAACTCTTGATCACTGGGATTAAGCTGGTTGATTGCCAGCATCAAGTGATCCAGCTCGTCTTCTACAGGCTGCGATGCTTCAGCTTGAGCAAGCGTAACCTTTTCTCCAGGCGTTCGGGTAGCCTTCTTCATGAACTTGCACATAGCATTCAGTATGGCTCGAGCAAAGTAGGCTTTTGGATACGGCAGTTTTTTCTTGTCGTATGTCTGAGCAGCTTTAGATAACGCAAGATATCCTTCGCCCTCAAGGTCAGGCAGCATTGCTGCTTTCTGCCATGCAGGTCTTTGTGCTACGAAATATCTGGCCAGCATCCTGACCAGTGGCATGTAATCAATCGCCAGAGTTTGTCTTGACTTTGATAATTTGGATTTCTTTTTCGTGGGCATCAAGCCGTGTCTCGTGTTGGTCTAGTTTAACCCGCAACTCTTTTATGAGTTCAGGCAACGCCTCTACTGACTGCGCTATAAGAGCTACCTTGGCATGTATGGAAAATGCCCAAGGTATTACAGCCAGCAAACCAGCTAGCAGTACAGCTAGTATCTCTACTTCTATGTTCACTCTTGTTCTCCCATCGCAAGCAATGCCATCAGCCCCACGTATGGATGCAGTCGGCCTGTCTCTACTTGGTCGAACACTATGTCACGCATTCTCTCTTCTTCATCCGCTGGATAAATATATTTGTGCGTGTGACCATTACAGGTAATCGTGACATCTACCATGTCATCAATGTCGTATTCGATTTCTTCATCGAACGCGAATCGTTTTGCATCTGCCATCCGGGCAACTCTCCTGTTGAGTATTTATTACTGGCGGTATCACGACCTCTTCGTGGACTACGGCCTTATTCTCTGTCTTGCACTCACAGGTTTCCGGGCATGGGCAATCTGTTATGTGTCCATCTCCATGTATTATCTTTCCGCCTTCACACAAGCCGCAACATTCAGTGTCCACTTCGTCTGATGCCGCAGACAAAACGTATGCGGTTTCGCATGCAATTACTGGCGTGTAGTCAGGTGCAGGATTAGTAAACAGTGCGAGTATTAATTCAATCATCACTCAGCATTCCTATAGTTCCAAAGTCGGGCAGCTTTTGTGGAGGGAATCCATCAACCCCACCGTACACCCAGCAGTCTTGACTCCGCACACATACATCGAAGTCTTCTGCTGTTGTAACGATTAACCCTGGTGGAGCTTTCGGGTATGACGAGGGCCAATCTTTTACTGGTTTATTCCAAGCACCCCACGAGTTGGCGATGAACCAAACACGAAACGGCCAGAATTCTTTTGTGTCGTCGTACCCAGCTATACACATGTCGTGATTCCACGACCCTTTTCGTGGGTGTACATTCTTACTGTTAGGAGTTGCAGACCATGCTGCTTGCTGGCCTGAGTGAGCACAGTAACCATTGATCATCGCATCCATCAAGTCGTCTTGTGTCTTGACTAACCTGATGTGATTTACTTTTTGGTTATTGCACAACTCTTTGACATCTTCAGGGACACCACCTCTACCCCAACCAGTTCCAATACTACTCTTGTATTTTGTCAGGTCACATGGCTCGTACTTCTCTCTAACCAAATACCCCGTATCTCTCTCAAATCTAGATGCTCGAGCTGGAGACATGCCTTGGCCAGAGTGACCTCGTGCTCCATAGGTCGGCTCAGTTGCACCTCTTTTGTAATAGTCAAAAGGTTCTTTGTTTACTAGTATCCTACAGCAACGTGCTATGTCACGGGCATTGCGTGATCCATGCGATACACAGTCCCCAGTAGTCTGTCGTTCGGACATAGCACCTTTATCAAATGCCATGTAGTACTGCCATAGCAAAGCACGTTTGCCTTTACCACTGCCAAGCAAATTAAACTCAGCAAAGTATGGCTCAACCTGAGAACTAAGATACTCTGCTCGAGCAACCTCATCTTCGATATAACCAGGCAACCCGTCCTCATATTGTTTGACGAGTTCTTTAATCCTAAATTCATCTGGCACTGTCTGCTATCTCCTTGCAAGCTTTGACTAAATCATCAGCTACACCTGACAGTGCTACGTTGTCGAGCGACACATGTTTCTGAAGTACTTCTTCAACCGCATCATCGAGGCCATCGTACTTACCTACTAGGTCTGTACCACCAACGCTAAGTCCTAATGCAGTTTGATGCATCTCTCGCCACGCTGCGGTAGTTGGTATTCTCTCGCCACCGTCACGCTCAGTGATGTCCGCAAGGGAATCGTAGATGCTTGCTACTGTCTGCTTGTCTTTCGGAGTAGCATTCCTTAGAGCATCAGCCACTGGTCCTGTCTTGGCTACTGGGGCAGGGGATGATGGCAGGAATGTGTATGCTGCATAGAGCACAGCGGCGACTAATATGATGTGCTTCATTACTTCACCTGTAATAATACTTCGAGCAATGCGTTGCATGCCTTAGTTACTTCGGGGCTAGAGCTGGCTTCTCGTATAGCTACGATGTCTGCTATCTGGTCAAGCAGCTCTGGTTTCTTGGGAGTGATTGTTGGCATAGATGGTTTCACTTGCTTGAGAGCTTCCGTTAAGTTTGGAAGGTACATCCAACAAAGTATCGCACCTACGACGACTAACGAAACAACCTGCTGTGTGTTCATAGGAACGTCCTGTCTCCTTCAATAATTTTCTTTGGATCAATTAAACCCCACCCATACAAACTGTCTCGACCTTGTTCGCCAACATCTGTGCAGGTCTCACGAAGAACGTCGAAACAATTGGGGCGGTCGTCTCTTCCTTTCCAGGCGGAGACATAGAGGGCCAGCACACCTGCGACAAACGGAGTTGCCATACTTGTGCCAGACAAAGTAGCGTAATCGTTATTGAGCCATGTGCTTGTTATTCGTTCTCCGGGTGCGGCAACAGTAATTTGTCTGCCACGAGAACTAAACTCACACGCTTGGCCTTCGCTGTTTACAGCTCCAACAGCTACAGTTTCCGGAAGTGCAGCAGGCCAGTTAACTGACCCTCCATCATTGCCCGCTGCACAGACAATGATCACCCCCTTCTTACGAGCCTGTTTAATAGCATCGCTAACCTCCTCGCTCTGAGTTGGTCCGCCGAGACTCATGCAGATAATATCCGCATTGACATCTGCGGCATGATGAACAGCTTGAGCAACGTGAGTGTTACTCCCAAATCCACTATGGCCTAAAGCCTTTAGTGAAAGTATTCTTGCCTTCGGGGCAATGCCACGATACCTACCTCCCGTGCTAGCAATAATGCCTGCTACGTGAGTGCCGTGACCAAGGGTATCAGTATGCTCGGAGTCGCTTGTAAAGTTGCGATGGTCTGCAACCTCCAAGTGCTTGTGGTCTGCAACTCCAGAATCAATTACTGCAACAGTAGCACCCGCACCTTCGGTCCTGTGCCACAGAGCAGGGACTCCGTAGCAGGAGACTCCCCAATCTACTCCAAGGTGTAATGCACTAGGCCCGAATTCTAATCGGTATGGCGGGAGGTGAACTAAGCTCACTCTCCTTCTTTCTGAACAAAGTCGAATATTATTTGAAGCACTGGTATCAGTATAGATGTTACAGCAATCCAAGGTATTCCTAAAGCAGATACCTCACTGCCCAATGCCATCAATTCAACATCATCATCGTAATCAAAGTCAGCATCTATACTGAGGATGTTCGCCCCTTCAAGTAGTGGCAGAACAATTTCAGCCACGCTGTTTACGATGGCCCACTTCTGAGCCACGCTTAAATCCTGACTCCACTCTTTTGTTAACTCGTATATCTTCATTGCGGCTTCTCTATGAGACAGAAGCCATCGAGTAATCTGAACTACAGTTGCCATTACTTTTCTCCTTCGCTAACAAGTATTGCTGCGATAATTGAATGACCGGCAATGTCCATCAAAGTCATCCTATTATCTAATGTCTTCAACTCGCCACCAAGCCTACGATATTTTTCACCAATACGTGCAAGCTGGTATTTCCAAGGCTCTATGCCCACTTCCTCTACACCTTTAGCATTAGCCAAAGCATCTTCTTTACAGTTGTAGTAGTTTCTTTTACGGGACAATAGTTTGTAAAGATTAACGCAAGCTTCCCAGTAAGGGTCGTCCTGCTGAAGCAGACTTAGTTTTCCAAGGTGTGTTTCGATAAGCGACTGTGATTCTTCCAAGCTCTGCCCAGAAGGTCGGGTGGTGGTGAGGGTCTTCTCGTCCGTCTGTGTCTTCCAAACCTTCTGTGCGAGCATGAGCATATTCCTCCAAGAGAGTGTCAATTAGCGTGTCCTTCGTCAAGTCATCTCGTAGTCTAATGATACCAGTTTCTTCGTTGACTAGATACCACTCGCCCAACCTGTCAGGCATCCTGGTCCCCGGCACTATCTGTATCCTCAGTTTGAATCTCAGAGGAAATGTTTTCATCAGCCAGTTTCGTACCTTGTTTAGTAATTGTCTCTGCAAATCTTGGCGCATCTTCAAGCCTCAATATAAGTATCCACTCTTCATTGTTGCGACGATGCAACACGCAGGGTATCTTCCCTCTAGCATCTACCACCGCTTGAGCAATCCAATTGTATGGATTCCCTTTCTCTGTCCTCTTGACTTCAACATGAATTTCTTTGTGATCAGTCACGATGTCTGGACTTTCTGGACCGCCTGAGAATTGGCATCCTCTTCTTGCGGACACGTTAAATGTTTTACTCCAAGCCTTTGCAGCCTGGCGTTCCCCGGAGGCCCCCTTGGCTCTTGAGTTCAGCTTTTTAGCCACGCTATTTCTCCGTAGTTACTTCGGTCCTCTACCTTTACGTCAGTTACCGATGCGAACTGTTCGTACACCAGCTTGCAAACTTTTGTTGGCTTGGCTTTACCAAGAACCTTTTCGTTCTGACCAATCCATGTACCTACCTTACTAGCAAGACGAAAGTCTCCGGACTCACCAAGAGAATCCCAGTACACACGAACGCTCCACTTAGTAAGCGTTACCTTTGCACCTGACAAAACACTAGGCATCTCGTGGCTCCTGACTATTTAGTAGAACAGACAGACAGTCGTGTATGTGATTGGGGTTTAGTTCACAGTAATTATTATCCACCAAGTAATCGCACATGCTTTCCTTGGTTTGAATATCAAAGAAATCAGCTAACAACCTGCCATAACTATCGCGCCACCACATCTGAGAATCAAGCATTACTTTTCCGTTTTCAGAATGCAGCTCGACCCAATCTAATATAGCTTGCTGGCATTCTTTTTTGTGCTTGGCTGTTGCTATGGGAGTGACATACACGCATAGCTTCTGCGTCACTGATGGCACGAAGGTACGGACAAGCAGAGTGTCAGGCCGAGTGACTCTGATGACTTCACATTCTAGGGCTTTCGGAGTGACCAAGTTAGGTTTCGCTCTCTTTCATCCATGAAAAATTGCGGTATAGGTTCTGGGTCATGTCCCAGATGTTGTTTGTTTTTTAGAGAAGCAAGAAACTTTGGGTCGTAGTTATCCGGGTCGCTCTCCTGCTTCGCCTGCAATATGATACCCATAGTAATATCTGGGGTCAAAGCCACTATTTTACCACTATGGTAAACGTGATGGCATCTGCTACATAACGAGAGATAAGCCCTTGGAGTATGAGCTTTGTGACGGTTAGAACCACCTACTATGTGGTGTACCTCAAGCCGTCTGCGGTGGTCAGACTCAGGCCAATGGCAGATGGCACAGCACCTATGCTCTGCCGCCCAATCCACCAGCTCTTGACGCTGTTGTTTATTCACGACATATACCTGGAGAGTTCTTCATATAATTTAAAACATGCTCAATACTTTCAATGTCATCGCCTAGCTTGCCAATGCTAGTATTGCAATGCATGCACAGTACACCCCGCACTTCTCCTGTGTCATGACAGTGGTCAATGTAAGCTTTCTTGCTACGTTCTGATGGGCTCCACAATACTTCATTGCCACATATGTCACAGTTGCTAACACTCTCTAGGACATCCAAGTCTTCCTCGCTTAAATTGTATTTGTGTCGTTTCTTATACCGCGAGTTGCTTTCTGAGCAATAGTACTTTGCCCTCCCTTTGCGATTGCATTCCTTGCAATAGTATTGATAACCGCGACTAACTTTATTCCATTTGTTGAAGTGTGATTTTGGCAAGTCCTTCTTGCACTTACTGCATTTCATTAAAGAATTCCATACTAGGTACGATGCCTGGGTGCAGGCATTGCTCTTTCAGCCGAAGCCGCTGGCCATAGCCATAGTCATGCAATTCGCCCGCCCGTATCTCATCCAGTGTCGCCCAGCCACAGATACGAGCACGTTTTCTTTCAACGTCAACAGAAACGAGTATGTAGAAATCAGCCCAATGTTTTTGATTGGGAAACAAAACGAGGTCAGCATCTCGCAGGCGAGTGCTAGCCTTTACGTCTACGGTTCCGAAATCGCACCTGAAATCGATTCCAGAGTCGCCGTGTGGTTTCAGTGCCTCGTCTACAGATTGGCCGCACAGGGACGATACGGCGTACTCACCGCATAGTCCTATCAGCCATGTGCTTTGCTTGCTCAGGTGCAGCCCGGACTTGTAATCCTTCTTCTGCTCCTGACGCTCTTGGTCAAGCTGGGCAATCCTTTCCCAGTTACCAGATAAGTCAATCCATTGACTCATTGATACTCCTGCTAGTACAAGCTTGATACTTAAAACACTAACACTTGCTCGCTTAGGCTTCTGGCTGCGAGAAGGTAGGGAGAGAGTCCCAACGCTAGCTTTGAATCTAGCGAAGTGACCCCCTGACCCACACCTCTTGCTCGCTTGAGTATTCAGTATACGGTCGGCTAAAGTGTCGCGACAACTTCAGCTTGCCAACTTCTTTTACAATCGCGATTGTTTGCAGCTAGGCTATCTGGCTTTCGGGCTTGCCTTCTCGGTCATGCTGCGTCCCGTCAATCCCTCCTTGCGGAGAGCCTCCGCCTGTCAACCGATTTAACTTTGCAACCGACAGGTCAAACTGCAAAGCTATTTAACCGCGAACATTAGACCAAGGTTGGCTAATGCATACGCGAAGTAAGTGACACCCATTGGCCAATTTCCTTTTTGGAATTGATCAATGGAAACGTAAAGGTAAATTAATCCTGTAACTGCAACAAGTCCAATACTCATTTTTTTCTATGCAACGTAAAGTCTCTAGCTAACCTGTTCACAAGTCGTGAGCCAACTCTACGAAACCAAGCTGGACAGATGGCATGAACAATAAGAAACACTCCGGCTAGTAGACATCGCAGGCCGTGCCGAAAGGCAAACCTAAAATGCTGGACGTAAGTCATGTTGTTTCGACGCAAGTGTCTTCGTGCTTTTCTAAATATCACCAGTCATAAAACCTATTGTATACAACCTTAACTTTAGGTTGATGAAGGAACAGCCGAGGCACAGTCGGTCCATCCGAGTACCTTGATTCAGCCTTTGCTTTTAAATGTTTCTCTCTAAGCTTTCTTGTTTCTTCTTTTATTTCATCCGGGCTTGGTAAGTATTCTTTTCTTTTCATCTACCTTTCATCCTCTTAACTGGGCTTGCGGGGTCATTGATTCCATACATTGCGTTGCCCATGATTTTTACTTCAGGGCTATCTACATGCACTACGCTTCCATCTTTGAATAGGTGTATTATCCACACCGAATTAATCATGGGACCATAGTCTATAAGGAACATGGCGTGACCTTCACCGGCAGGAGTGTTGACGTATATTTCAGGGTTGATTCTTTTAATCACAACTACCCCACGACATGATTAACTTTTGTTTTAATCGCTCAACTTCTTTCTCCAACTCTTTAATTCTTTTAATTAATTGAGCGTTGCTCATTTGTTTTATTGACTCTGACATCTATTACTTTCCTTTTAACCAACTAAACATTCTTTTTAAAAAGCCGACTTTTCTTTTAGGACGTTCACCTGGCGGAAAAGCATGCTCGATGTCAAACCGATGGATGAACTGCTTGGCTGTTTCCTCGAGTAAGAAGTCTTGCCTTTTATCGTGAGGCGTACTTTCGTTTGTATGCTTCAAGGTTTTTTGCATCTCGTCTCCTTAATTCTTTTAAGTATAAGTTTCTTATCCAATGCACCAGCTTGCGATTGCCTGCACCCCACTCAAGATAGTATGAAGGCAATTCATTTAACTGTCGTCCTGCGTACTTTCCTTTGAGAGGATTACGGTATGTTCCAACGCAACGCTTTCCATCCTCACCGAGTTCGTGTTCAGAGGAATGCAGTTTTCCGCTAGCAACGCCTGCTGACTTCTTTCGCATGTCTTCGATGGCTTTTGCTGCTGCAATTTTTTCTGCTTCAATTCTTGCAGCTTCCTCAATCTCAGCAGGCGTGAGAGGAGATTCGGACTTGCTACAAATCCTCCGAGCAGCCTTTCGCTGGTCTTCAGTAAGGTCACAAAACATATCAACACTGGTAATAAGTTTGTGATCCAAAGAAGCATCCGTGCAATCGACGATTGTAAAAAACGGCTTGTCAGACTTTGCGATTCTTTCAATGCGCTGCTCCTTTGTTAGTCCTGTAGCATCGACCACGCCAGGTAAAGGACGAGTAGCGCGACCAACGCACTGTAGCCAAAAACCACGGCTGCGAGTGGGCCTGCCAAGAATGAGAGTGTCTGTCCTTGGTGCATCAAAGCCGGTAGCACACACAGCGACGTTGACGAGAACGTCAATACGCCCGTGCTTATAATCATTAATAACTTCAGTACGCTCTTCAGAATCTTGTTTGCCATGCACATACCCAGCTCGAATGCCGTAGTTGTTTTTTAAGTAATGCGTTACTCCTTTAGCCGCCGATACACTTGCGGTGAATACGACTGTTGCTTTGCCCATGTACTCTTTTGTAATGAGGCACAGCCTGTGCAAGTTTGCCTCTTTGTTAAGTTGTTTTTGCAACTCGGTTTGCTGGTAGTCTCCTCCAACAATTTTGATTTTTGAGAGGTCGAGTCCTGATAACTGAGCGAGAACCAGTTTATTGGGTGGGGCCACATAACCATTTTCTACTCCCCATGTAATTCCATAATTTGCTGTGACGCATTCGTAAAATCGCATGCTCCCCCCTTTAGCATTGGTTTAGAATCCATCCTGAATGGCGTAGCTGTAAACCCACTGACATGAGCCCCTTGCTCTTGAAAGTACGTTAGCATCTCAACCACCGCATCACTGCACTGCATGTGTGCTTCGTCCACGATAACCAACTGAAAGTCATTGAACTTTCTATATCGCTTACTGTCTTTGCGGCCACTCAGTAGCGTCTGCTTGCAAGCCACAACTACCTTGCTGGGAATAACAAACTCACTCCGAGTTGGAGCGCTGTACTCAGCCATCTCAATGTCAACGTCCTCACCAACAATAGCACGAGCCTTATCTGCGGCTTGCCATACTAGTTCTCTCAAAGGTGCAATAATTAATGTCCGACCTGAAATTCTACTAGCCAAAGTAGAAAATATTATTGTCTTCCCTGCACCTGTAAAGATTGCATTGAGGCTGCTTTTAAATCCTTGCTTCATGCAGCCAAGCACACTAGCGACAACCTGCTCTTGATAGTCTCGTAGTTTCACAAAATCCCTTTCATAAAAATGCTGGGGGAGGACGAGGTGAGGAGCGTCCCCCCCCAGCGAGTCGCTTCCCTGCGACTAGAATCTACCGGCAAAGTCGTCCATGAGTTCACTTTCCTTTTTATCAGCACCACCCTTGGGAGCACCTACTAACTGCACATTCTGAACAGTCAGGCGTATCTTCCTTTGAGGAACGCCATCCTTTTCGTAATTGTGCATCTTAAGTCTACCTTCAACAAGCATTGAAGTTCCCTTGCTCATATAGTCAATCACCCTAGTTGGGTTCCAATACTCGCAATCCATAAACAACGGGGGAGCGTCTTTCTTAAAGTTGTCGTTCACGGCAATGCTAAACAAAGCTAAACTTTTTTCTCCTAACTCTTTAACCTGCGGGTCACCAGTAAGGTTGCCCATTAAAATCGTTCTGTTATACGAAGCACTCATAACTCACCTCCTATTTCCAGGCTTTATCAAACACAGCCTTGCAACGCTGCAAGACTTCTTTTTCCACGAAACCTTCTCGGCATCGAAGTTCTACAACACCCAATGCCTTTTCGGCATCTTGTTTTGAGTTAGCTGTTTCAATGGCCTTTGATGCAATCTTAAAATAGTTGCTACCATCTTGTCCTTGCGACTGTGGTTTAGATTTCAACGACGCAGAGTTACCATCGTCGTCCATCTCACCAACCCACGCCCCAGTAAATCCTAAAAGCAATTGCCTCTTCGCATATGTAGTAGCTGCACCAAGGTCTTGCATGGTTTGCGACTTCAGAAACAAAGGGCATACATTTGCTCTCCACTGATTAGATTTGTGAGTCAGCTTTCCTGTCAAGTACAGCTTGCCGTTGTGTTCCTTAAAACCCCACTCAGGCATACTGAATCCATGCTTTACTAGTATGGGTTGCAGTGCCTCGCATACTCCTCCATAGCTTGCAAACTTGCTGCGGAAGTGCGGGTTTGTGGAATCATACTTGATGGCACTCAAGTCTTTACTCAAAGAATGCTTTGCATCAGAGTACTTGTCTTGATCCGGTGAGCCGGTCGGTCCAATCTCATAGTTATCAACCATCGAAAACCTCCTCATGTTTTCTAGCGTAGTGAGGCACTTCCAATTCCTGAATGCCTTCTGCCGTAACAGGCATATACACCCCGGTCTGTCGCCGCAGCCTTATCTCAGCGATAGTATTTATTATCTTTGCCCCCGCATCCGCAACCACATCCTCTGGGATTCGGTACACCCTACAGGAAAACGGAGGGACTGTCTGCACGAATATAAACGGCATCCTGTACTCGGGCCAACCCAGTTGGTAGCTTGCTTGTTTGTAAAAGTATTCCTGTGCGGCGTAACCAAACCTGAAGATACTTTTGTACAACGTGTCCCATGTTGAACTAGTTGTTTTTAAATCCCACCACAATGGTTCTTCTTGGTCCAAATCAACTACACCATCAGGCCGTACTCGGCAAGGCTCACCCTCGAACATAAAGAACGCAGATAGTTGTGTACGCTTTGTGTCAGCTACTAACTTCACGGCAGATGGATGCCGCAACAAGCTATCGTACATGTGTCGCAACTGTATCTCATCATCAGCAGATACCACTATCTTTCCTAGCTTGCGTTGTTCGTCTCTCCACTCTGTGTACTTCTTCCCTGTTCTCCTGCCTGTCGGAGAAAGAATCGAAGGGTCGCACTTCGCCACGGAATCATCAAAGGATTTACCTGCGATGGCTTGCATGACTAAGTCGTCAAAGTTCGTGCCTATAGATGTTGCTCGCGACCCGTTAAATAACGAGTGGCCTTGGTCTAAGAACCAAAGAGCTTCGGGTCCGTACTGACTTATAGAATGTATAAACGACCGAGACATGTGGTCGTTCATTGCTTGATATTCAGGGTTCGACAAACCCTCAATCAGACTTGGGTATTCCATTTCCTCACCTCACCATTCCTTTGGGCAGAGGAATGTATCACATGAGGCAGGGCTAGTCAATACGACTTACAATGCAGGGGAAAACGCAAGCTGGACACTTAGTATTACTGCGGCAGGTATTGAGCCGGTATAAACTTTAGCAGTTCCTTCGCTTCTTCTTCTTTGCGATTGGCTCGTGCTCGGGCCTGTGCTTCAGACTGAATGGTACGGTACAGCAAATACAAGTCTTGCTCTCGCTTAGACATGTTCGCTAGGTCTTCGTCTTTGACGTAGATGTTCTCAAACGTCTTAGTCCCTGAAGCATCCCTCAAGACATCTTGAACTTTCTGTCGGACAAACTGCTCCTTGGACATCAGTGGGTCGTACTGGGACATACGACTTCCTGTCAAAGTGCTCAGTCCTGTCTTAGCGATATTCGCAAGACCAGTATTTCTGTCGTCAAGCAACTGCCCAGCCAAGCTCATGCCACGACTTCCATATGGCAAGAGGTTTCGGATTATGTTTTCAGTTCCTCTTGCATATCCTCCCGGCAACTGATCAAACCCTGGGAGGTTTTCCAAAGTGCTATACAAATCTTTTAGGCGAGCACCACTGTAGAGCTGGCGACCAGTTGCCGATTCGATAAGATACTTCAACGCAGGGTGCATGTCTCCTGCAATATTACCTAACGTATTTGTAGCCGTGTCAGCTAGGCTAGTTCCCGGTGTAATTAAGTTAAACAAGGAGCTAAATGGCAAGTCGATGTTGGACAACCGAACCTCGTTACCATCACTGCCGAACCCAATGGCCTGCATTAAATCGCTAGCACCTTCAGGAAGTGGCAAGCTTACCTGCCGCCTCAGACGCTCGGGGGTAAACGAATCATCTCCGGGCTCTGTACTTCGATTAACAACTCTTACAGTTTGTCCTAACGTGCCACCCGGACGCTCTAGTAAGTTGTCACGAATGGAAGGAATGATGCCTCTCTGAAAAGAATAAAACGGAAAGATTCTTTTTAAAACATTCTGTTCAAATTCTGTAAATGCTTCTGGTGTATAATCCACGTTGAGCTTGCGAGTCATGTCGCCAGCAGCGCCAACTGTTGACCCCTTTCTCATCTGATTTGAAAACGTGCCAACACGCAACGCATCTTCAACAGCTTCATTTATCCTGTTCATGCCCTTGACTATTGCAAACGACTGCGGGTCGGTGAACAGTCGCTTGGGGGTCGTCAATATGTTGCTTATGTTTTGACCAAACCGCTGACCGAAAGTCGGCTCGGACTTAGCAACCATTGGAGCGGGCTTAACAGTGCGACCGGGGAACAGGCGATTGCTTGGCCTCTGTGCAGCATCTGTGACTACATTACCAGAAACGACTCCTTGGCTTGCAACATCAGCAGCAAATCGAGATAAGATTTCTTCGTCGTTCATGTTAGCGTAGCGAGGGACTTTTCTTAGCCTACTGACTAGGTATCCCGGTCTGCCAAGTGACTGAAGCAACGCCGCCGCAAAATCTCTTGGGTCACCAGCTCCAGACACTAGATTGTTTAAGTAGCCAGAGTACAGGTTACGTGTAGCGTAAGACGGAAAAGTTAAAGCACCTGTCTTCCAACCGCTGGTAAATTTATCAATGTACTTTAGCAAGCCTTGTGTTGGTTCAGCTATCGAAGTGCGTGGCGCTAAAGACTTGAGTGCTTGCATTGCCTTTTCGTCTACAGCCATTTGAGACAGAGGTGTGTCGCCAATAAGGTCCTTAAATCTGTCGCTGGCTTTGTCGAGTCTTAGTTCGTTAGCAACATCCTTAAGTGACCTGAACCCACCGCCCTCAATTGCATTGGCGGCATCTCCAGCTCGCAACATCCCAAGGCTTTTGTCACCAAGCAAATTGTATATTGCATCGTAGTTAGCTTGGTCTTGTGCAGTCGAGCGAATGGACTGCTGCATATTCTTGATGATATCGGAATCGAAGAACGCTGTGCCAACATTTGGATCAGTGAATTGATTGTCAGCAAATCGCAGCCTGTTAGCCATGTCCTTGTACAAGATGTCAAGTTCTTTGCCGATAAGTTTTTCTTGCGATGCAATGTCCCGCTTTAGTTTTTTGTCTATCTGCAAGACTTGCTTTTGCAGCATGTCGTATTCGTCGGCGGTTGTCGCAGAGTCATACATCTTGTCAATTAAAGCTTTGGCTTTTTTGCCAGCATTAAATTGTAACTTGTCTATCTTTTTTCTTAGCCCAGCCTCAACGCCTCCGTACAGCCCTTCTGTAACCTCTTGCCCATAGCCTTCGCTTGCTACTTCGCGGAAGGCTTCGTCAATTTTAGACCGAACATCTATGTCTTTTGTTTCCTGCAAGACTTTCTTTAAAGCTTTGCCACGTTCACCAGATGCCAGCTCTCGCATAACCCACTGCGGTAAATCCATGCTAGCCTTACGACCGCGAACACCTGTTCCGAATACCGTGTCCGTATTTTTGTACCGACCAGTTTTACTAAACGCTTGCTCAGGTAAATCTGGATTGACAAACTCAGCGCGTTGTCTAGGCACAAAGTTCATCTTGTTGTCGGCATCTAAGAACTGTCGTTCAGCCCAGTTCTTTGTTGACCACTGTTGAGGATTACCACCTGAAGCACGAATGCGTCCCTTTGCGGAATCTCCGTATCGACGAATATATTCTGCTAGATTTTTGTACTCTGGCACTTGGTACACTGCGGCGTATTCAGGCTTTTGTAGGTTTGCCATGAAATACTGTGGGTCTTCTGCGTAATCATTTAACGCCCGCTGGATTTTTACATCCTCTACATTACGCAAACCTTCCGGCAGTGATGGCTTGGCTTGCCGTGCTTGTGAAACAAGATTGAAGAACTCTTCTGACACAGGTTCTTCAGCAAACTTTTTGTTTCTGGTTGCTATCCTTGCAGCTTTCTGTGCTGCTATGGTTTGGTCTATATTCTTCGGATCAAACACTCCTTGTACGTCTGTATCAAAAAGTGCTGCTGCTCGAGCAGTCATTCCTGCTGGGAATCCAGTGCCTAAATATCCTTCGACTGCATCGCCAACCTTGGCCATGTTAACGCCGGGAACATTAAAAGCTGAATCCAGCTTGTTGGTAAAAGGCACATTGAAGCCAAAGTCTTTTGACAAAACTTGGTTGAGTGCTTCTTCCCCAGCTTCGCGTGTCCCGCCTTGCGCTACAAAAGCATTTATAAAATCTTCTTGTGCCTGTGCCTTATTAAAGGTAGGAACAGATTCTGATATTTGATTAATAAAATCAGACGGCGTTGCTTCCTTCATAATTTGGCGAACGCCCTTGCCTGAAAACTTTGGAAGGCCAGCAAGCTCATCGGCTGTAGCACGGGCCGTTTTAAGTAAACCAGACTTGCCTGCCGCTTTAGCTGCTGCTGTCTTCGCCCCAGTTCCCAGCCATGCCAAAGGATTAACGTAAGAAATTGGGTCTGTTAATATTTCCGTTGCGATTCCCGCTGCAAAATTGCCCCACGTATCTTCGTCGCCAATTAAGTTGTATTCCCGTAACAAGTCTCGACCGCTGACTCGCTCGCCAGAACTTCCAAACACACTTCCAGGTTTACCTGCAAGCAAACCACGAACGCCAGCACCAAGTGTGTCAAGACCATAAGCTACGGTCCCTAGACCTGTAGCACCTTGCTCGGCTAACCAAGAGATGTAAGACTGCTTTTCCTCCGGTTCCATGAGGTCAGCTATCGTAAGGTCGCGGTCATCTCCAAACTCACGGCCACGCAACATGCCCATCGCTGCTTGGCGTTGCAGTTGGCCGTATGGGTCATATCTTTGAATTAAAGGAGATATAGGCATTTAACTATGGACCTTTGCCTTTTCCTCCTCGGCGACCACCCTGTGATGCGCCACTTGTTGGAGGCTTTGTTCCCCCAGTTCCGCCCGTTCCTCCAGCACCCGCTGGCGGTTTGCGTATTCCACCTAAACCAAACAACGAGTATTTCCGTTCGTCTTCTTGAAGCATTTGTTCAACCTCATCAGGGGGAACACCGAGTCCAATATAATAGGCGCGATACTCCTTTTGTTCGTCAGCACTAAGACCAATAGAAGTGTAACTTCGATTCAAGCTGCTATATTTTTCTTCTCTGAATTTAAGTGCGGAAGCTGTGTTGAGGTCGCCATTAGCGATATCCTTTTCACCTGCGGCAAGAGGGTTGTTTTTCGCTTCTCGTTCCCTTCTTTGTTCTTCTGCCATTTCTCGCTCAAGCGGGTTAACAAGAAAAGATTGAGACATAGCCCCCAGACGCTCAAGAAGCAATCTTTGAGCCTGTTCGCCTGCTGCCGTGTCAACCTTTGCAAGATTAGGGAATGTTTGATACAGCAAGCCACGCCTTGTTTCTTCGTCCATGTCTGACAGTTGTGGCATAGCGGCTGGCATGTCAACACCCATCAGTAAAGCCTGAGCATTTATTTGCGACTGAGGTACTACAAAGTTTCCTCCTCTATCACGAGGACTCATCATCGCTCGCATAGTAACTAAGTTTTGTCTTTTTTGTTTTTCGTCTACAGCCGCTTGTCTTTTATCTCTAACCGCTTTACTGTTT